CAGACGTGCTCTTGTATTGTAGGGCGGCCTTTACGGCTCGAGCGAGGTTTCGCACCTCGAGCAGGTTGTCGGAGATGCAGGAAAACGTGTACGTGGCACGGATCAGATCGCCGGCCCCAAGCATGTGCGTAAATGGCGTCTTAAGTTGTGAGTCCCGGTTGAAGACGATGCACGGGAACGCTGTGCCCTGCGGGGCCTGCACTTGGTAGATGCGGCTGCCGGCCTGCATGCCGACCTGGGAATCGGCCGTCAGCACCTGGAGCAGGGACTCGTCGATGTGGGTGACGGTGGCCACTATTTGAGTTTCCTTACAGCATGCCGCATGGCCTGTGACTCTGCCTTATCCAAAGCGCTGACTAGCTCGGTCTGCAGTTCATCGCGGATGCCTGGCAACGCCTGGTCGGCCCATGCAGCGAACTTGCCGGTGCCGGCGAAGCCACGCACCTGGCGAAACAAGATGGACCCTCCTTCATCGTCACCAATCAACGAGACCTTGCCCATCAAATACTTGTACTTTTTAGCCATAGCAATCGGCACCTTCAGTGCCCGCCCATTCTTTGGCTGACGTGTCTTGACGCCGTTCTCGATCCACCAAGCATGAAAGCCGGATTTCTTGCCGTTCTCGCCGGCCTTGTCTCCGCGACGGAACCCAAGCACGGCGGTCTGCGTCTTTCCCTTGACTTTTGCTTCAGTGACCACGCCAACTGATCGCTTTAGATTGCCTGTGGGGCCACGTGCAACAAGCGACTTCACAGTCTGAATATGTGGCTTCGTAACTTTGTTTACAGCGCCACGCAGATACTGCTTTTGCAAGCCCGTACTTAACTTGCTGAAGCCCTGCAAGACTTCCTTGACGCCGTCAACCGACATGCCCAACTGCACAGCCATCAGTCCACGACCTCCGTGACAAGGAGTTCGTGCTCCTCGCGTCGGCCACGCTCGACAACGGAGTCGATCTCAAACGTGCGGCCCTCGCTCACAAGCCGCATCTTGGGCTTGAGGCCGTCCGTGTACCGCATCCGCACCCGATGCGTGACCGTGCCCTCGTTCTGCAGGCTGGCAACACGCTCAGCGCCGGACAGCGGCAGCAGTGCGACCCACCTGGTGGCAAACGCCGAATAGGTGAAAGTCGGCTCGCCGATGCTGTTGACGCCCTCGGTGGGCGTCTGAATCTCAGCCTTCTGGTCCATGATGCCGGCCTTCAGCATGGCTCATGTCCCGTACATAACGAGGGTGTATGCAGCCGTCCCCGAGGTGCCAGTCTTACTGACGCTCAGCGATGACGGATTTTGAACGTCAGTTACGCTCGCCCGATTGCCACTGCTCACGATGTTCTCATCCTCGCCTGGCACAGCACAGGACGCTTGCGGATTAGCCGCGAAGGCTATGCGCGACACAGCCGAGAAAGACACCACCGATCCCGAGGCGTCCCTGTAGACAGTCGGGGCAACGGCAATCGTCACGGCAGCCGTGCCGCACGTTCCGGTCACAATCGCCACCTTGCCGCTGATGTAGCTCGTCGTGTCGACCAGAGAAATCTTCTTGAGTGACTGCACGCCCGTGGCGTCAGACGAGTCTGCGAAGTTCACGTCGATGGCGATGCGGCCTTCGATGCTCATGTGTACTGCTTCCACTTGAGAGGCTCGAGCAGCGCCGCCACACCTATCGGCACATTGTCGCCCACGTTCCCTACCGCCTCACGGTTGGCGTACCAGTGGCCGACCAGCATCTTGATCGCGTGCACGGCCGGCTTGGGCACGCTGGCCGCCCCGCCGTAGCCGGCCAAGTACGTGATCTGCACGCTCTTGTCGTCCACCCGCACGCTCGGCCACACGTTCAAGTACGTGGGGTAAATCAGCGCCGGCACGTGGTCCCGATCCAGCCGAAACTGCTGCGTGCCAGACTGGGCCCACGTCAGCGTCTGCGTGGCACCGCCCGTGTCCACGTACGAGATAGTCACCGTGGCGCTCGCGGCAGTCGCGTTCAATCGCACTGGCGGGCGCGGAAGCTCAATGCGTGTCCCGAAAAAGTCATCGAACGCCACGGTGTACGTCTTGTCGGCGAAGGTCCGGTCGCAGTAGTCCTCGCACCAGGTCGTCGCCGCGTCGATCAGCAGCCCGATGTATGAATCGTCCTCGGCCGTATCGACAACTCGCAGATGCTCCTTGGCATCCGCCACACTGACCGGACGGTCGCCGGTGCCGCTCGCGGTGCTGACCACCAGGCTGCGGTACTGGCTCGCAATCGTGCCCCGATAGAACAGGCTCATACGGCTTTCTTCCTGCGGCCTCGCGGAGCCTTGGCAACCGGCGCGACGGCATGCTCAATCGGCTCGGGCTCGGGGGCCGTGGCAAACTCAATCACTGGCTGACGCACGATGTCGGCCTTGCCGAACAGCTCGAGCGAGCGAGCCACGCCCTTGGCGAACGTGTAGACCCTGCCCGTCTTGTACGCCTTGTAGGGCCGCCGAAACCGCACCTGTGCCGTCTCAATCATTGCCACACCTTTTCTGGCGGCTTGCCGCCACGTTCCCAGAAATCACCAGGGTGCTGAACCAGCCCACGCATGTTCTGGTCGGGCCACTTGAACTGCACCTCGGCATGCCCGATGCACACCCGCGTGCAGACGCCTGACTTCACGCCAGCCTTCTCGGCCACCTGCCAGAAGTGGATGTCATCGTCGACCCGCTCTGGACCCCACTTCCCTTCCTTGTCGGGCTTGCCCAAGAACCACGGATGCGGCATCCGCTTGAGTGCCGCTGCCCTAATCATCGTGAATCCGAAGTGGGCCGTGTTGGCTTTCACGATGTTGTGCAGGATGAACCAGTCACGCGGAGCCTCAGCCATCCGCTCGCCGTTGGTCGCCGCCATAGTGAACAGCGGCTCGTCTGTGCGACGTTTCATCTGCAACGCCGCCACGACGTCGTAGTCGCTGGCCGTGGCGTACTGCAGCAGGCGGGGCACCGCATCTGCTTCAAAAATTGTGTCGTAATCGAGCGTACAGATCCACAGCGGCGGTGCCTTGGGATCGTCATCGAGCTCGACCATGTCGGTGAGCACACGTTCCAAACATTGACCCCAGAACGCCCCTTCCAGCCGTACCGGCGAGATGCCGTACGGGATGAGGCCCCGAGGCCAGCAGAACATGTGGTCTTGCCAGCCGAGCCGAGGCACGGACATGGCACACATGACACGCACCGGCCCGGAGCCAGTGTCAAGCACGGCAGGCTTTACGCCCGCCACAGGTGACGCCGCGCCCACGGCATCCTCCTCTGGTTGGAGTAGTCGTCAATCAGCCAGTGATCACCGGGTCACGAACGTCGTGACGTTCGCGTCAGCCGCGGAGTCGACGCCGGACTCGCCCTTGCCGAGGCGGGCCGCCACCACGATCGTGTTGTTGGAGGCATTCGCGGTGGCCGACGCACTGGGCGTGACGGACACCTGCAGAAACCGCCGCAGATCCTTGGTGGAGATGTTGAACCGCGTGACGTTGACCGTGGCCGTGCTGGCCACGCCAGCCAGCGTGTAGTCGGTGCCCTGCACCAGACCGCTGACCGCGGCGTAGGAGCCGTCCGTGTCGCTGTGCTGCACGCTCACCACGCTCGGGGCCGAGGTGTGGGCGATCGACCGGTAGCCGACGTCGATGCTGACCGAGTCGAAGCCCAGGCAGTCGATGGCGACCGTGTGCGTGCCGTTGGAGGCAACGCCAGCGGCGGCAGACAGGCTCACGACACTCTTGCTGTTCGCAACGGGGTTCATGTGATGGTCTCTCCTTGGAAATCAGTCAGTGTGTCAGAGCCGCAGCGCGACAACGGGGCCGGCGGTGGTCGCGTCGCCGATGTCAGACGTGACCACGTCGAACCGACACATGGCCTGGAAGTACGTCTGATCGAACTCGATGTAACGGTCGGTCGAGGCACGCACAGCGATCTGCGACCGCAGGCCGAAGTGGGTGCTCATCCGAAGGTCTCCGAACAAGGCAATGATCTGGTCGCTCGTCGGAGCCGTCCGCATGCTGTTGTTGAAGTACACCGGATAGCCCATGAACCGCTGCTCGCTGGCACCGGCCGAGAGCTCAGCGGCAGAGACACCACCGGCACCCAGCATCAGGGGCAGCATGCAGGTGCTGTAGACCTGCGGAGTGACGTACCATCCCGCCGTCGCACGGGCGTAGCTGGGAAGCTTGCCGATGGCCTCGGCGAAGTCGTCGAGCGTGATGGCCGAAAGGCCGGACTCGCCCGAGTCGACCTCGCCGGCGAGCGACTCGTTCTCGAACCGCCACTGAATGCCACGGATGCCGCCGTGCGTCGAGGTGCCGTCACCCGCGAAGCCGGCGTCGTCGATTTTTCGGCTGAGGGCAAGCGCGAACTCCTGCGCGACCAGCCCTGCCAGATCCACGACCGAGTCTTCGATCAGGCTGTTTGGCACGCGGGTCGCCACGCGGCAGTCCTTCGTGGACAGCAGCACGTTGTCGGTCGCCATGTCGCTGGCGGTCGTCTCACTGTTGTCCGAGACGAAGTACGCCGTATTTCCGCCGGTACGCCTCGGGATGTAGAGCGTGTTGCTCGACATCGGGATGACGTTGGCCTGCTGGGGAATCGCGGTGAACTGATCGACCAGCCGAATCACGGTGGCTGCAAAAGACTCAGGAATCAGCACCGCCCCCTTGGCGTTGTCGTTGCTCGACAGCGCCCGGCTCTCGACGTTCTTCTCGTACCACGCCCGATCCTCGGTGCGGTTCAGCAGGTAGCCGCGAATCCAGCGACCGCAGACCTCGGCGTCGTCAGCCGACGCGAAGCCACGGACCCGGCCGACGTGCTGCACCTTGCGCGTGACGGGGGCCTCGGCCTCGACGGCCACGGGCTTGGCCGACGCGGCGACCTTGCCACGAAGGCTGGCGATCTTCTCGGCGATGGCGGTTTCCTGAGCGAGCCGCTGCTCAAGCTCGGCCGCCTCGGCGGTCAGCTTCTCGACGTCGGCCACCTGGGCCTCAGTGCGATCCTCGACCTTGGACAGGTCGTCGAGCATGGCAGCCACAGCGGCTGCACGGTCCTGGAGCTTGTTGAGCGAGGCGGCCATCCTTGGCACTCCCTTATCGGGTGACAGATCCGTGTCTGTCGCTCAGGCTAAGGGACGCAGGCCGCTAAGCCATCAAGGTTGTTTGTACGGTACAAAAGACCGACGCCACACAGTCAGCGCCGGCACGATGGCCTTGGCCTTGTACTCGCACGCTTGGCACTCCAGATACCGCACCTGACGCTGTTCGTCGAGTGGGTGACTAGAGCGTGTGCGAATGCGTCCCTTGCCGCATTTCGGGCAGGGATCACCGGGCTTTGCCACGCATGAAGCTCCTGAGTCGCGCGGCTCGCAGCCGCAGGGATGCCTTGACGACGTCGGGTCCGACCTCGCGTGGCATCGACTCAGGTGTAGCTTGCTCGGCAAGCCACAGCACGGGCGACATCATGGCCACTACGAACGCTCTCACGATTGATTGCTGTACACCAAGTCCTTGACTTCATCTGCGGTTGCCAAGGCGGTATGTCCCTTGGAATCCGTGATGGTTGTCATAGTCACCCAACCCTTGCCAACCTTCTTCGTGACTGTCGGGCCAACCTTGTAGCCCAGTTGCTTGAGTGCAGTAGTCGACTGATCGATGGTCAGTCGCTTCTTGTCCTTGGGGATTTTCACGTTGTGCTTTGCAGCAGGTGCTTGCAAGCCTCCCGGGCCAGGGCCAGCACCAGGAGCAGGGCCACCGCCATCACTGCCGGACCCGCCGGACTCGCCAGACCCGGAATCCCCAGATCCACCACCCTTCCCGCATGTGTTGCCTGACTGAAAGCCGCCGCTGCCAGTGCCGCAGTTGCGCACAAACGACTTCAGGCGAGCAGACGTCAGCCGAATGGCGGCACTCATGGCCGCCGCCGCTTGCTGCTGGCGGGCTTTCTGCACGTGATCGTCCTGCTTGCCGCAGACGCATCGCTGCTCTTCCAGCCATGCCTGGTACGACCTCATGGCCACCGCAGCAGACGTAGACGGGTACGCCGGCTGCACCACTGGTCCCAGTTCATAGATCGTGGCGGCCCGCACCTCGCGGATCGCCCGGCCTGTCTCGTCCGTGACGAACGCCTCACCGCCCTTGTCCACGCTGAACGTGAACGACGAGCCCTTCACGTCCCGCCGCTGGATGAGCTCAACAATATCGGCCCGCGTAGCTGGCGGCGTCACGATGTAACCAATACCCTTCTCGTCCGAGAACACCTCAAGCGTGCCGCTCGACTCCCGCCCCAGCAGGATGTCCGGGTTGTGGTTGTAGTAGCTCACCAAGTCGCCTCGGCCCCGCTGGCGGTTGAGCACGGCGTCAAACGCACCAGGCATGATCCGCTCGCGGAACCCGCCCAGGTCGACGCTCAGCCGGTTGTAGACCACGGCATAGCCCTTGATGACCGGCCGCCCATCGGCACGGGTCTCGATGACGAGCTCGCCATCGTCCTCAAACGGCATATCACGCTTTTCGATCATGCCTTCCATGGCATTGCTCCTGTCGCTTTCGCGGTCTAGTTGTTCGACTTTCTTGGCCGACCACTGCTGCCCAGCGTCACCGCCCCACAGCATCCACGCCACGAAGCCAGGCGTTTCCTCGCCTTGCTTGTTCCAGTCGGGCCGCCGGTCGGACTCATGCCGGGCGAACCACGCACTCATCTCACGGACGTGGTCCTCGGTGAGCTCTTCGCGGGCAGCGATGATGTTGGCACGCCGGACGGTCTCGGGCTTCAGCCCGTCGCCGCTCTTGCCTTCGTTGTGCAGCCGCAGCCCGGTACGGGCCGCCTCTGCCATGCCGGCCGTGGGCGTCAGATCAACTGCCATTGACCGCCCCTTCGCCAGCGTCTGGCGTGTCATCGGGTGACTGGCCCACAGCCTCGGCCACGTCTTCCACGGTGTCGGCCGGCACGTCCTCGACCTCGCCCGGCGAGTCGTCTTCCGGCATCGGCCCGAGGTTCTCCTTCTGCCGCACTTCCTCGGGCGTCATCCAGCCATTCCGCACGGCAACCTCGTACGCCTGGTAGCGGGTCGTGATGTCGCTACGCAGCAAGCCCTCAACCAAGAACTCAGCGTACAGCTCGTCATCGTCGCCGATGATGTCCCGCTCGATGGCACCTTCGATGCGACGCAGCCAGGGCTGAATGGTGAACTTCTCGAAGCTCACCATCTCGCTGGCAAGATTGCCCCAGGTGGCCCGGCCCAACTCCTGCACCATGTGCGGCGGCATCTTCCAGATCCGGCACACCGCCAGCAGCGCCTGCATCCAGAGCTCAGCCAGTTGGCTCTCTTGGTTGGTGGCCGAAACGGTGTCGACCTTGAGGCCGTTAGAAAGCACCGCCACCTCACCAGCCCGAGACGGCCCACGGTGCCGGTTGTTCCACTGCTCACGCAGCTGCTCGCGGACCTCGCGTGGCAGGGCCTGCTCGGTGTGCAGCACCACGCCCGGCTGGGCGTTGTTGCGGTAGAACGTGGCGGCGTACTGCTCGAGCGACCGGGCCAGGCTAATGGCGTCCTTGCCCAGGTCGACCGGCACGGCACCGTTCACGCCGTCGAACGACAGCCACCGCACGTGCATGATCTGGTCGTCGCGGTAGACCACCTGCCGGCCCGTGCCAGGAACCCGGTAGAGGTACGTGAGGCTGTGGTCGTCTTCCTGCCTCACCTCCATTCCAGACGGGTGCAGCGGGTGCAGCTCGGTGACGCTCCCGGCCGCACCGGGCACCTTGAGGTTGTAGGCCGACCCGTAGAAGCCCAGGTGCAGGCACATGCCCTCCACCCACTCGTAGCGGGTCTGCCACGAGTTAGGCCGCTTGGCCAGCACCCGGTACAGCGGAAGGTTGCGGGCCCGCTCGACCCTCTCGTCATCAATCCGGCGGTACAGGTGCAACGGCAGGCTGGCGACGGTCTCGGCTATCACGCGAGCACAGGCGAACCAGATGCTCGTCTTCATCGCCGTCTCGGGCGTGACCCGCACGCCCTGGTCCCCGGCGAGCATCACCAGGTCGTCCCAGCGGCTCGTCCGCTCCTCGAGCCACTTGATTTCAGGGACGGCGGTCTCTGTGCTCATAGCCTCACCAGAAGGAGATTTCCGGCATCTCGGTCGGCTTCTGCTGCTCGCCCATGTGGATGCCGCACGCCATGGCCAAGGCCACTGCACCGTCAATCCGCTCGGTGCTCTTGGCCTTCGATAATTTCACGTTACCCGAGGCGTCCATCTGGACGGCTGCGTTGCCTAGTTGCCAGCCTAGCAGCCTATTGCCGGCCAACCGCAGTTTTCCCTCGACCAGCAACGCCTCGAGTCGCTTGGTTGGCGAGCTCATCGACGCGAACCCTTGCCCGAACATCACGACCGGCAAGCCTTCGCCTGCGAGCTGCTGGGCGAGCATGGTGGCGTTCCACCTGTCGATGCCCAGCCCGCGACAGCGGTGCTTCTCACACAAGGCCATGATGTCGCGCTGAATGACTCCGTAGTCAGTGCTGCGGCCGTCCGTGATCGTCAGCCACCCATCGCGTGCCCACTGCGAGTAGGGCACCCGGTCCTCTCGCTCACGCCGGGCGGCGTTCTCGCCTGGAATCCAGAAGTGTGCGTAGACGTCGACGTGCCCGTCATCGGCCGGGAACCACGCCACAAAGGCTGAGGTATCAAACGTGCTGGCCAGGTCGAGCCCGGCCCAGAACTCCCGGCCCTCGAGCGGCTCGGGCGGGCCACCCATGCACGTCTCGATCTGGTCGGGCCGCACCCACTTCACATCGGTGGTGGTCGGCACGTTGAGCCGATACCGCAGGAACGACGAGAGCTTGGTGGCCGAGTTGGCCGCCTCGTGACAGTCGGCCGCGAATGACTCCTCGCTGATCGTCTCGCCCAGCGACGGGTTGGCCTTGTGCCAGACTTTGGGCGACTTCCAATCGTCCTCGCGGTCGGCAGCGTAGATGCACCCAAAGAAGTTGGGGTCGAACGTCGGATCTGCCATGCACCGCTCGGCGTAGTCGTGCTGCTCCCACCACAGGTGTGACTTGTTGAACTCGCCGGCCGTCGTGATCGACAGCACCAGCGGCTGCCGCCGGGCCGCTCCTCCGTACCGCAGGGCATCCCATAGCCGGCGGTCACCGCGCTGGGCGTGCAGCTCGTCGAACAGCAGGCAGTGAATGTTGAGACCCTCGGCCCGGAACGCATCCGCCGAGAGCACACGGTAGAACGAGTTGCTCGCCCGGTGAATGATGCTCTTCCGGCTGTCCACGACCTCGAGCACCTTGGACAGCGCCGGCGACGAGCGGACCATTGACGCCGCCTCGCGGTAGATGATCCCGGCTTGCTCGCGGTCGCTGGCCGCACCGTAGATCTCGGCCCCCGGCTCGCCATCTGCCAGGAGCACGTACAGGCTGATGCCAGCCAGCAGGGTGCTCTTGCCGTTCTTCTTGGGAATCTCGATGTACGCCTGGCGATACTGCCGCGTTTTGTCAGGCTTGAGCCGGCCGAAGATCTCGCCCAGCACGTACTTCTGCCATGGCAGGAGCGTGAACGGCTGACCGGCCGTCTGTCCTTTGGAGTGCTTGAGCACCTTCTCAAAGAACGAGTACACCCGCTCGGCCTTGGCCTTGTCGACGCCTGGCCGGCTCTCACCCGTGGGCGGTGAAGAACTCTTCGAGCTCGTCTTTTTGGACTTCGGCCTTCGTGGCAAGTTTCGTCCTCGACGACGGGGTCAGACCGAAGTCAGCCTCAAGCGCATGCAGTTGGGCTGCCAACTTGTGAGCGATAGCCACCTCTGGACGTTGAGCGATGTACTTGATGTCGCCAGCGTCATTGAGGATCGGGTATGTGTCGCCATCCGCCCGCAGTTTGGCACGGGTAGCAAGCCACCACTCGTAGGTGTCACAGTACCTGGCCAGAGCCTCCACATCGGCCCTAGTCATGACACGGACGCCCTGCAGGAGCGGCAGCATGACGGCCCATCTCGCCCGCGCGACCGGCCCCAAGTACTCCGGCATCTCGACTCCAGACTCAGGAGGAGTCGGCTCGCCGGTCTTAATCTTCCGTTTACCGGGATTGCCCCGGAGGATCTTTAGCTGCGTAGGAACCGCCGGCCGTCCAGTTCTGGCCATGACCTACCCCCTATCGGACTTTTGCGGGCGCTTTTACGCGGT